GCCCTGGCCCTGGGACGGGGCAGCCGATACGCGCGTCCGCTTGGCTGACAATATAATTCGGGACCATTGCGCTATCCTGACCAACGCCTTCTTCAAGAGCCGCGTCCAGATCCAGCCGGTCGAGTCTATGGACATCGACAAGCGCAACGCCGCTGAATCCGTCCTCAAGTGGCTCCTCTTCCAACATTGCTTGGATGACTTGCGCAGGGAAGTCCGCCTCGCCGCTGAGTTTAGAGAGACCTATGGCTTGGCCATCATGGCCGTGGACTGGCAGCAGACCACCCGCACCGAGATCAAGCGGTTCACCATAGAGGAAGCACAGATGATGGTGCAGGAGTCGCAAGACCCCAACCTCGCCGCCCTCTTGGAGATCGTCATGGACCCGCTGCAAGAAGAGACCGCCGCCGAGCTGCTTGGCCAAGTCGTTCCCGAGTTGGGCAAGGTCTCCAAAGTCCGCGCCCTCCGCGACAAGGGTGAAGTCGAGTGGGAGGCGCCCTACGTTTTTGAATCCAAACCCGTCTGGACCGCCCTAGAGGCGTGGGAGGATGTCATCTTCCCCATCCAGACCTTCTCTCTCCAGCGCGCCGCGTTCGTTGCCCGCAGAGAATTACTCAATGAAGTGGAGTTGCGCGAGCGGGCCGCTGTCGAGGGATGGGATGAGGATTGGGTTGAGGAAGCCGTCAAGCACAAGGGCCAACTCAAGCGCATCCACCTTAACCTCCACCGCACCGACCAGTTCCTCTTTGAGCAGTTGCGGGACATGATTGAAGTCTGGCACGTCTTCCGCAAAGAGAACGACCCCAAGACCGACGCAGTCCGCGTCACCCGCTCGGTCATTAGCTACCACGTTCCCGACAAGGCCGCCGTCCATGAGCTGCTGCCCTACAGCCACGGCATGTATCCCTTCGTTGAGATGCCCCGTGAGCGCGCGACCCGCCCTCTCTTGGAGAGCCGTGGCATCCCCGAGCTAGTCCAGACCGCCCAAGAGGAAATCAAAATCCAGCGCGACTACCGCGCCGACCGCGCCTCCATCAGCATTCTCCCGCCCGTGCGCGTGCCGGCCAATCGCGGGAAGTTTGACCTGGTCCTCGGCCCCGGCGTCCAAATCCCCGAGCGCCGCCCCAACGAGATCGGCTGGATGGACCCACCGCGTCCCGACGCCGGCAGCATTGAGGTTGAGAACGCCACCAGATTTGACGTGAACAACTACTTCGGCCGCATGGCCGATGGTGTCCCGCCGCAGATGTCCATGATCCACACACAGGAGATGGTCGATTCGTGGTTGCTGGATATGAAGCTCTGCATCATCCAGACGATGGCGCTGGCCCAGCAGTATCTCACGCCCGAAGAAGTTTCTCGCGTCACCGGCAACGCATCGCTGGCGTTCAGCGCAAGCCCACAAGACATCCGTGGGCGCTTTGACATCACTGCCGAGTTTGACGCGAGACTTTTGGATAACGAAGCACTAGGCGCCAAGCTGAAATACTTGAGCGAGATCCTAGTGCCAATGGACAGCTTTGGCGTCATCGACCGCGCCGGCTTGGTCAAATACATGTTCCAAGCCGTAGACCCGAACATGGCCGCCATGCTGGTCCAAGACATCGGCGCCGCCACCCAGCAAGAGATCGAAGACGAGCAAGGCGCATTCGCAAAAATCGCAGCCGGCACCGAGCCCCCAATGAAAGAAGGCGGTCAAAACGCCCAAGTCCGCCTGCAAACCTTGCAGCAAATCATCCAGTCCAACCCGGCCGTCAGTCAGCGCTACCAGCAAGACGAAATCTTCCGCCGCATGCTCGACGCGAGAATGCAGGCATTCAACTTCCAGCTCCAGCAAAGCCAAAACGCCGTCATCGGCCGAGTCGGCGCCCAGCCCGCGCTCCAGCAGATGGCGCAGGAGCAACAACTTGGAGGCCCGCAAGCAGCGGCTTAATCTATGGCATTCTCCCCCAACGTAGCCGTCCGCAACGTCGCCGGTCTAAACATCCCACAGCACGACTATCTCTCGATCAGCTACCACGGCAGCACCAACAACATCCAGACCGTGACCTACAAAGAAGGCGGCAGCGGAGGCCAAACAGTCGCCACGCTGACCTTCTCCTACACGACAAACCCGCCGACCACCAACGATGCCTCGCTGGCGTCTGTCGCTCGCTCATAACGCATGGCTTGGACCTTCAACCCCTTTAGCGGCACGTTCGATCAAAAAGGATCGGGCGGCGGCGGATCTGTGCTTGAAGGCGAAGTCGCCACCTTCGCCGACTTGCCGCAGACAGCCGGAACACCTCCTGTCGGATCAAGCTATCTCGTCCGCGAGTCAACCGGCGTGTGGCTGGTGAACCGGCGGCAGGCTGGCATTTACATTAGAACAAACAGCACCGGCGTTCGTGCTGACGATTGGACGTATGGCGGGGATTTCCCCGTGCAATCGGTTAACGGAGAAATCGGCACCGTTATTCTCGACGGCTCCGAAATCGATACCAGCGGCAACGACGATTCGGCGGCTTTTATCACCTACGAATTTGCAGACGGCAACGGGATTTACTACCCGATACCCGACAGCACGCTTAACAGCAAACGGGTCTATCGCACAACCACGGGCCATTATGTTTTCTTTCAGAGTCTTCGCTGGCATATCACGGATGGCTCGCCAAATACGCAAAACATCATTGAATCCAGCGAAGATGACAACGCTGCGTGGCCTTGGCTGTCAGCTTGGGATGGCTCAATAGAAAAAGCCAAGCTGTCCACCATTGTGGGCCGCGCGCGCAGCACCTTCCTCTTCGTTGGCGACAGTGTGCCAAGCACCAGCGTCAGCGGCCTTGGCACCGCCGCTACCGCAGACAGCACCGCATTTGCAGCCGCATCCCACACCCACGGCAACCTCACCAACGACGGCAAGATCGGCACCACCGCCAACCTCCCGCTCAAAACAGGCACAAACGGCGTAGTCGAGGCGGGGTCTTTCGGCACATCGGCAGGGAGCTTTTGCGAGGGGAATGATGCGCGGCTTTCGGATGACCGCGACCCGAATCTTCATGCCGCAAGTCACGCCGCAGCGGGAAGCGATCCTGTGTTTGATCAAGATTTAAACACAACGGATGGTCCTACGTTTTTAAACCTGACCGTCACTGGCACAATTGATGCTGACGGGGCTGTGTTGAACAATTTCAACTTCAACAATGTTGTCGGAATAAAAGAACTCGGCCAAGAGTTTACTGGAACCCTACGAGTTGAAAATGACTCACTCACCGCCAACCGAACCTATGATTTCCCAGACGCCAGCGGCACCCTCGCCCTGCAAGGAGCCATCACCACCTCTGGCCTAACCCAAGCCACCGCCCGCATCCTCGGACGCACGACCGCGAGCACAGGTGCCGTCGAGGAGATTCAAATCGGATCGGGCTTGAGCCTTTCGGCGGGTGAGTTGTCGGCAACGGGATCGGGCGTCACCGCAGTCGGCACGACCCTCGCGGACATCCTTTCCGTCAGCGGCAGCGACCTTGTTGCCGACGATCTGGCTGCCGACAAGCTCTACGGGTGGGACGATTCGGCCTCTAAAGCAATCGGCTACACCATCGGCAGCGGGCTTGAGACGGACACCACCACGCTCAAGGCCAAAATTACCAGCGACCCCACAGGCGTCACAGGCGCGGACGCCATCACCAACATCATGTCGCTGACCCAAGCCGAATACAACGCCATCGGAAGTCCCGACGCGGCCACGCTCTTCCTCATCACCGATCCGTAAGCCATGGCCCTCCTGCAAAAAGCCTACCTCGGTGCCACGCCGCTCTTCGCGGACAAGCCGTGGTTTTACCAGAATGAAATCCTCGCGGCTTCATGGAACACTGGCTCCGTCACGCTCACCGCCTCGGCCACGCCGCACACCAAGGGCAGTTGGTCGCAGATCATCGCCAGCACCAGCAATGTGACGACGTTGATCCGCTTTGGTGTTTCGGGGGTCAACGTATCCGCTGCTGACTCTGCAACCCTGCTCGACATCGGAGTTGGTGCCGCTGGTAGCGAAACCGTCATTGTTCCCAATCTCGCCATCGGCGGATCGGCGGGAGCGTTTTACAGTATTCCAGTCGAAATTCCATCCGGCTCCCGCATTGCCGCTCGCATCCAAGGCGTTCGCGCATCGCAAACCGCCACCATCTCCGTGCGAGAGTTCTTTGCCTTTAACGCGGGCGATACGGCAAGCATCGGCACGACCGTTGACGTTTTGGGCGTCGACACTGCCACCAGCACCGGCACGGCTATGGGCGGTGCTTCTGGCACTTGGGTCGAAATTGAAGACAGCACGACCAAAAATTACATCGGCTTCGCCATCGCCCCGTCCACCAGCGACACCGACACTGCATCGCAGGGTGACACTACCTATGAGATCGGCGTTGGCGCAGCGGGCAGCGAGGTCGCTTTTGGTTACATCCAATTTGCGTTTGGAGCCACTGAAAACTTTTCTCTCCCATCCAGTAGAAGTCCGAACCTATTTGGCCGCGAAGTCCCCACAGGCAGCCGCCTCGCCATCCGTCACAACATCAGCGCGAACCCCAGCAAATACGATGCCTGCATCATCGCCGTTCCGAAAGTCTGACCATGAACAACTGGCACCTCCTCTATAACACCGAAAGCGGCCAAAGCGTCAGCATTGGCACCGTCATCGCTGACCCGCTTCCGGCAGGCATCACCGCGCTCCCGCTCACCGACGAGCAAGGCGAAGGACTACAAAACGGCAGCCTCATCTGGGACGCCGCCACCCGCACGCTCATCCCCACGCCGCCGCC